CTCTTCTATCAGCACAAAGCGACGTTTTAAGAATGTCAGATCACTTATTTTCTTTCCTGTGATCTCACTTCCTTTGTCAGCTGATGTAAGAATTATATTATTCTCTTTGGCAATTTCTATAAAGAGTTTCACATCGAAATCTTTCTTTATAGAAAGTATCAAATCATCACCATAGTTAAAATCTTTTACAAACAAATCAAAGAAATATAAGCTAGGGCTCAAATTCTGAAGTCTGCGCATTTGCATCCATACACATCGTACGTAAATGCCATTTACGAAGCCATTCAGCATAGAAGTAATAAAATTACCTGATGGATTTCCACCATGGACGATATATATCAAGTTAAGGCAAACTACCATTCGGTGTATCATACATTCAAATATAGTCTTCCTGACAGTATCATGAACTAACTCCCATGTTGGGAATAATTGATACCATCCATTAACAATATCCACAAAACGCATCATCAAATCGGCATCTGTGCCACCATCAAACTGACTATAGTCCAAATCCACTCCAGTTGATGAAAAAGAAGCTAGATCCAAATAAAAGTTATTCCATTCAAAAGATTCAGGATTAACCCCTATCATCGAAAAGAATTCTCCGTGAGCAGCCATAGCATTCGCCATAAACATGCAGAAATATTTACGACCAAGGATAGTATGATCCATAGGTCCAATACAAAAACTACGTGTTTTACCTAATTTTACTTTTTCCAAGGGCCTCCGTTCATCTTTCAAGCAATCAAGCCAAACAGTTTCACTCATTATTGAGTGTTTACTCTCTTCTTCACGTTGCTTGTATAGTTTCCAAAATAGAGAATCTGGATTTTCTGCTAAGCTCTTCTTATCGTTCATACCATGTCGTCGGTAAATGTATCCTGCACTGGTACCCCAATCAGTAGGTTTTAAATACACATCTCCTGGTACACCATATATTGCAATATCATCTTCGACTATTTTCCCTTCATATCTAATTGGTAGTGCTCGCACTACACTAGTTAAATGCTCAATCACCATATCAACATCAGCTGGAGGTAGAATAATCTTTGCTCCTCCATACTTCTCTACTGATCTTTGTAATGGGGATCCAGGGATTTCACACCGTGGGTCTTTCACTTTCAATACACTTGGAAATGTTAATGGGGGGTACATTTTCCCATATAGTGGAGATCGCCTAATTGATGTCTTATCATTCATATACATGGGCTTAGCTATAACTCCCAAATATGTAAAGTCTCCCTCCGGGAAAACCATTGGATATGGACTATCTCCATTTTGAGCATCCACAATTTCAATCGT